TGCTGGCGTTCTCGTGGAAAAAAGCGTAGGTGTATGTCTCGTACCCCAGACCTTCAAAGTAGTCCCTAGCTACCGGGTTCACTAGCCAATCTACGTCTACCGCTTTCCCCGCTGCCCACTCCCTTACTGCCTGTTCCGCAATAGCTGCATCCCCAATGTGGTCCAGTTTCATGACCAGCATCCGCAACTTCTTCTTAGGCACGATAAACCGTCCCCACCATTCCTGACCTACGGGCACCGGGTGCTTCTCCACAAAACGCTGAATGTCCTCCGCAGGGTCTTGACCACCACGACTGGTCCGTTCGTCGTGCGTCACCAACACGTCATGCACCACGGCGCACAGCCCCACGCGCATACAAAAGTCTGTCTCAGCCATGAGCAAACGATAGTCCGGGTCAAACCCTTGCGCGGCGTCAAACACCCCCTTCTTCACCATGAGCGCTGCGCCCATCACGGACTCTACATACCGGCTGTGGAGCGGTCGGAATTGGATGTGGGCGCTCGTACACCCTCTGGGCACCCGATAGCACCCGGCAGACTGGATAGAACCGTCTAAATTGGTGATGACCGGCCCGACTACCCGCACTTTGTTGTTATAAAACCCACGCAATAGCTCTCGATCCCATCCCTTTGGCCCATACAGGTCGTCATTCAGGAACAGTAAATACTCCGTGTTAGCCCTTCGCGCCCCCAGATTGTTCGCCACGGACCAATTGAAACTTCCCTGCATCACCAGCACGTCCACATTGCGCCGCCCTTCGTACTTCTGGGCAATCTCCTTCTTACGGTCGCCGTTGGCAACCAAAATAATCTTCGTCTCGTCGTCCAAACTATCCAAGCACTGGTCCAGCAGCTTTGACTTCCCGCAGGTAGGGATGATGGCCGTAATAGACCCTTCCACCGGGCCTAAAGGAATCTGAAAGCGATGCTGGTCAATTTTGAGGTCGTACAGGGACTTCTCGGACGTGGAATACTTCGTAATTGGGTGGGTGTTCTGTACCACCGGGGCGGCCTGATTGCCGTTCAAAGCCAAGTGGAGAAGCGCGGGGACGCGGTTGTGGCGAAGTTCTGGGAACTTTTTGAGATACCCGTCCAAATCGAATCGTTCGCTCGGGCGATACTGCACTCGCCCTCCCAGCGTTACGTAGTGCTGCAAGGGGTCCATACGGCGGCGTTGTACGTCCCGATACTGTTGCTGATACCACTCTGGGTCAAAGAACCCCGTCTCCTGCACCAACCGCATCTGCTCCTGAATTTCAGGCATTTGTTGTGTCGCCATTACCATCCCCTTTCGCTAATTCCTGCACGAAATCCGCACAGAGCTTATAGTACCGTGCCTCGATAGGCTTCCCGATTTTCGCATCCTGAACGCGCCGCATGTCCTCTCGGATCGCCTCGATCTTTCTCGCTTTCTCAATGATGCTACTGACCGTAAGTGTACGCCGCATACAGCTTCCCCAGATATTTCGCTGATTCCAACCGCCGTTCCCATGCGTAGTTCGTTGCTTCTTCCGCGATCTGGAAACGTAGCGCTTCGTCCTCGTTGAGTTCCTTCAACTTCTCCACGAACCCATCTACGAAATCCGCCTTATGCCCCCAGTCTTTATAGGGCTCCAAGTCTTGTGCAATCACTGCACACCCCAACGCCCCGGCTTCCAGAATTTTCAAATCACTCTTTGCCAGATTGGTAAAGGTCGTCGCTAATGGCGCTACGGCGACGTGGGGAGTGGTATTGTACGCGGTTCGCAGAAAAAACTGTGCGTCTTGGGGGACTTGCCACTCGATGTTCTTCAAGTCTTTCAGCGGCTCAGGGACGACGTAGTTCTCAAAACCTGATTTGTCCTTCGTCCGCCCGTAAAACAAAATCCACTTTGCAAAATCCGCCGTGCGCTCGATCATCTCCTTGAGCATGGGCCACTCCGAAGAGTGCTGAAACGCGCCGGTATAAATGACTCGCAGCTTCTCTCCATCTTTTCTAGGCTGTGGCAAACGAAACTCTGCTTCGGGGATGGTGTTCGGCACGATCCATGCCTGTACCCCGCTGTGCTCTTTGATCTTTTTTTGCAGGTATTCCGTGGTCGTGGTCACGACCGTCGCGGCCCGGAGGGTGTCAGAGAACTGCTGTTTTTGCTTGGAGGTGAGGCGTAGAATGTCAGCCCGCCAGACGTAATCATCCACGTCGATCACCGTGCGAATAGAGCCTTTCTCGTAGGTTTTTAGTGTCTCCAGCGTCTTTGCCGCGTTTATATAAGTCAGGTGGGTAGCCACGACGAGGGTGCGCGTTCCGTTTTTCTTGTCGTCTGCTTGTACCTCATACCGAGAAGGGAGTTTGTCTCCGATCTTCCCATGCACACCCAGCTTGTGCACCCCAACGAAGGGCATCCCCATACGCCAATACCCGATAGATTCTGCGGCGGGGAACGTAATGAACCGGGCCAAGGGCTTGCCATTATTCGGGAACTTCAACAGATTCTTCGTCACGATCTTCCTCCACCAGCCCCGCATTTATAAACATGTCCATCTCGAACTCGTGGCATAGCCCAGTCTGGACGGTGCGTTGTAGCTGCCAAAACGTATAACCGTCTGGAAGGACGCCTTCCTCTTCCAGCAACTTAAACAGACTAATCGGGCCGGTCTCGCGCATCTTTTGCAAGGATTCTTCCGGGATTTGCAAAGTCCTCACTTGCCACCCCCTTTCAAGACAAATCGGCCATCCTGAATATCCAGCCCGTGAACCTTTACCTTCTGCAAGTGCCCCTCCATGCTAACCAGAAACGCCAACAGGGATTTCAGGAGGTTAAGAAGTTCTTCGGACGGGACGGAGTGCCCGCTTTTCCACATATACCAGAGCGCCCGAGAGACTCCGAGAATCTGCGTCACTTCGGAGACTGAGATTATCGCCCTATCAATGTAAGTCTGTAGTCGTTGCATGACGATGGCTGTGGATTGCTTTCGTATTTCTCGCTCATTTCGATTGTCCATACACGTTCAGGGGGCCGAAGCCCCCCGCCTCCTTCTTAAAAGTCCATCAGGTCCGACACGTCGGGCGCCCCGCCAGAAGCGGCAAGCGGCGCTTCCTTTACTAACTCGGGCTCGGCCTTCGCTGCCCCGAAACCACGACGGGGTTTTTCCTCAGCCTTCGGCTCAGGGGCCGGTGCTGGCGCAGGTTCAGGCTTGGCTTCTTCCTCGGCCCCCACGTTACGCGGTGCGTTGCTCTCAGCATCGAACGTTCCTTCCACAAATTCCTTGACGTTCTGCTCGTCCAACCGCGCAGCCACGATGCCCAAATCCTTCTCGTCCAGCACGGCGATGGGGTTGAAAGTGAATACAGGAACGTCCACGTTATCATCCAGTGCCACGCGCACCACCACGGCAGGCAAAGGCAGCCCACCAGCAAGCAACTCCCCGACCATAGCGTTAAATCCCGGAAGCGCCATGTAGGAGGCATTCAGCATATAGATTGGGCCTTGAAGATCGTCGGCACTTACCACGAGCAGTCGCTTGGACATGCTACAGGCTTTGGACTTTTTGCCCTGTTCGGTGATCTTTGATCCGAACACGTTTTGACGGCAACTAGCGCACTTGTCCGACTGAGGTTGCTTGGCAGCAGGGTGTGGCGCAATGCCGTTATTGGAAAAACAGACCGGCGCACCCTTTTCCTTGGCCTTGGGGTCGTAGCTGTCAGCATAGTAGGTCTTATACTCACCGGGATTAGTCCCCAGAATAACCACGTCGATATGATCCACCGGCTTACCGTCCGCCCCAGTAATGACCTCGGGCTCCAGACCGGACTCGACAATCGAAAAACGCCGACGCGCCGGGGAAATACGGGGGAAGTAAGAGCCGCCTACGCTCTTAACCACCGCCTGCTTACTTACCGCCATCAGCTTGTCCATCATGGACTGCGGGACCGACAAACTACTACCCTTCAAAACGAGATTACCCATCGCACATCTCCTTGTTTAAGACTGACTATATAATACACCTTACCACACCAATGTCAAGAGGTCTTTCGGATCGACACCACTTCCTCCTGAAACACGTCCAACCCCGGAACCTCCACGCCCTGATCCACAAGCTCCTTGACCGCCGTCGAGGATATGGATTTCGTAAGTAGGTCATAGGCGTTATGGGTCTGAATGTAGGAAAGCACCGTGTCCCAATCCCCGACTCGATATGTGATCTTCTGGCGGCTAAAAATTGTTACTTTTCCAACAGTTGGGCTCTCCACACCCATCTTGGTCAGACCCGAATTGTGCAGATTCCAGAGAAGCCAGTTCTCCAACTTGTCCTCCGCCTCCTTGATCTTATTGATCTCCTCCTGAAGCGCAGCCTTGCGCTCCTTCAACTCGTATATCTTCTCCACCACCTGTTCGACTGTAGGCACCTTCTTGCCCTCCTTGACCTCCTGAACGACCGACACCGGCCACCACAACTCCTTACCTTCATGGCGCAGCAGCACCTTCCCTTCCTCGTCGCTCCGCGCCACCAACTCCACCGTCTGCCCCAGAAAACTGGGACGGGCCTTGACCCAGCGCATGGAGCGCTCCGCACACGCGGCCTTAACCTGCTCCACATCCCCTACTACTTGAACCTTGCACATGACCTGTTCTCCTACACTAGCTACCTTCGATGACTGTATTATACACCTTGCTAGTGTGGTGTCAACCCCTTCCGGCCAGCAACTTCAACACGGACCCCTGCATCTGTCCACGCTCCCGAAGAATTTTATACATGCCGTCCTCGACCTCACTGGAACTCAAGTGGATGATTGTGCAATGCTTTGTCTGCCCAGTACGGTAGATTCGCCCGTTGGCCTGTTCATATATGTCGTTGCTGTACAGAGGAGCATACCAGCATATTACCGAACTCTTATGAAGGGTTAAGCCGTGGCTCATGGTCTTTGGATGCGCGATCAGCAGCCGTATCTTTCCCGCTTGAAAATCTTCAATGATCTGGTTTCGCTCTCCTATGGGAGTATCGCCCGTCACTACGGCTGGATGGAAGTCTTTCATTTTCTCCGCAATATGCCGGACCACGGATTTGAACGGGGCGAACGTAATAACTGGACTGTCACCAGCTTCTTCTACCACGCTGCGTAGTTCGTGCGTTTTTCGGTTGTCCTTGATCTCAACCGTATTTCCTGCTTCGTCATATACACAGCCACATGCGATTTGCAAGAGCTTGGATGCTTTTACAGCCTCATTCACCGCTGTGATTATATTCCCCCCCTCCAACATCAACACCGCCTCTTTTTTGAGTTGAGCATACATTTTCTTCTGCTCGGCGGTCATTTCCACAGTTCGTGTCTCAAAAGATATGCCGGGCAAGTCGATACAATCCTCGGTGGCAAAACGAATATATGGGGTCAAAATTTTCTTTACCGCCTGTTCCGAGTTTTTACGCGCCACCCACTTATATTCGCTGACCTTCTGCATGGTCAGTTCTTTAAACTCCGAAAAACGCATCTTTACTAAACCTAACGCAGCACTTTGAGCCCAGCAATTAACCGGGCTATTTGGGGTAGGGGTGGCGGTCAAAGCCCATACGTATTTACTCTTGTCCGTAAATTTCCTCAACGCTCTATACTTTTCGGTTTTTGCTTCCCGAAACATACTCATTTCGTCTACGATCAACAGGTCCGACCCAAACTCCCCATTAGGCATAAAAAGACGCGCCTGCCCACTTTTCACGAACTCATGGTTGGCGATCAGTACCTTTGATCTTTCTAGCTCCCTATGCTTTTTTCTTATCCCCGCTGCATTGATGCCATGAAGAATAAAGGGGCTCAAATGAATGAAGTGCTGAAACACGGTCTGCCACCAAACGGACTTGAGGGTTGAAAGGGGGGACAGCACCAACACCCGGTTCACTTCCCCGATAGACAGCAAATAGTCCGCCGCCCACAGCGCGGATAAAGTCTTACCCGACCCCAGCCCGTTCAGGCAAAACGCTCGTTTATGGAGGGTTAGAAAGGCGGCGGTCGTCACTTGGTGCTTGAGGGGGGTGTACTTCCCGGACCACCGATAATGGCAATGAATGGGAGAACGAACGGGAATTCCTTGATTGCGTAACGCGATGGTCGTTTGTAAGTCATAAGGGTAAAGGTAATACTCCTGAAACTCCCCGATCCTCCCCGCGCCGTCAATCAACGACTTCAGTACCCCGACCTTATCCCCCGTCCGGTTATAGATGACTTTTTCCACGTTTTATCCTTTGTACTCTGGGCACTGCTTGACTGGACACCACCCACGGCACAGGCCGCTAGGCTTGACGGGGAACTCTCCGTGCTCTATCCGCAGCAGAATTGGCTGCGCCTTTTCTTGCACATGCTCTTTCAGGCCGTCCACGTCGGCTCGGGTGTAGTCTTTTTTGGTGTGGGTGTTGTGCTTCAGCCAGACGTACATGCCCCGGATTTTTTGCACATCGGGATGATGAATGAAGGTGGCCAGTGCGAACAAGTCCATTTGCTCGAAGTCGTCCTTGACCTTCCCCGTTTTCCAATCCACCACGAACGCCCGGCCACCATCCAGCATCCCCAAATAGTCCACTACACCGCGATAAGCAACGTCCAGCGCAAAAAAATCACAAGGTTCGAAATCCTTGGTCAGTCCCCACTTCCATTCCACTTTCGCATCTTGGGCTTTGATGGAGTTCAGATAAGGAATGGCGTTCTGCGCCACCGGCTCCGTAATCTCCGTACCAACCTTGATGTAGTCCTCGATCTGCTTGTGGCACTTGGAGCCCCAGATCGTCGCGGCGCTGCCTTCGTTTTTCACGTCCTTCAAGACGTAAAGGTGCTGGAACTGACGCGGGCAGGTTTCAAAGGTACTCATGCTGGAGAAAGACAAGGGGAAGGTTTTGATGGGTTCTGCTTCGCCTTCCAAACCCTCTAGTTTCATCGACACCACTTCAATCCCCTCTATTCCTTCCACATGCGCTCGTAGCTTTTCGTTGTCCGTCATTATGAGGAAAGGTGTTATCTGCGCCCGAGACAGGTAGGTATCAAACTCTAACCCCGTCTTGTCGTTCCGCAGTATCAGCCCCCCCTCTACGATCTTAACGATCTCATACACCCCCGTCTTGCTTACCAGCCTTCCTAGTTCTTTCATTTTATTTCTCCGGGCGTTTTGTGAGGGTGTTTTTCCAGTCTGGATTTGGTTCTCCGTTATTTTCTATAAGAACCATGTAACCAAAAGAGTCCCAAACTCCGAGTTCCCCCTCAAATAAAAAAGGCTTGCTTTCAAACACAAAAGTTTTCCCATCTTCATCCTGCGCCGCCCATTTGTACTTCTCGTGTACTTTACTCCAATCTATGTCTAACATACCCATCTCTTATTTCTCCGCGTAACTGTTACAAATCTTCGCTTGCGCCTCTACCGGCAGGTCTGGTGCCCACGCCGGGGCCGTGCTCATGATTTGAGTCAATACCTCTCTTGCTTCCTCTGCTTCCTCCTCTCGCTGCACACACACGATCTCGTCATGGACGGTCAGGACTACGTTCAACCCGGCTTGGTTGGCTTCTACCCATGCGTCCCGGAGCAGGTTTCTTGCAACTGCTTGGGTACAGTTGTGGACTATGAAAGGTCCGTTTTCCCCCTTGACAACAAATCGGTGGCGCGGTCCACATTCCAAGAGGTCGTATACTTCTTTTTCTTGGCATAACTCGGTAGCACAGTTACCGCCTCTATATGATCCCATCCATTGTCTATCCTGTACAAAATAGTCGTAACATTTATTCCAGATATTTCGGAAGCCTCCGATACGGTCATTTCCCCCCACGGAGTGTTGACTACAGTATTCGTTCTTTTGTTTCTGGCGTTTCCTTTGGCAATGATCCATCTGCAATTTTCCGGAGAATAGCCTTTGTTGTTGTCTATACGGTCCAACTGCAATCCATGATGGTACGAGCTCCCCATATCCTCCCAAAAATTCTCGAAAGATTCGTTCCACTGTTCGCATACCGTTATCCCTCGCCCCCCGTAGTTTTTCCATGCTTGATGCGAAGGCAAACGACAACGATCTCTCATACTTCTCCAAACCCAATAAGCTGGATGCTGACTCATGCCGTGAGTTTTGTTTTTTTCCGCAATCAATTTCTTGCTCATACATCCGCAGTTCGGAAGTCCCCCTCGCTTTATTTCCTTTGTTACATCCGCAGAAACTTTCACCGTAAAGTTTCCGCAGTCGCATAAATACTTCCAATGCCACTTTTTTCCATCCGTATAGGCCCTCTCCACTGCTTTCAACATTCCGAATTTCTGGCCGGTAAGGTCGCGGCTGTGAGGATGCACTTTTAAAGCCTTCATCTGTAAGTACTTCATGATCCGGAGTCATATACACACCGTCCACCAAAATACAGTCCTGAACCCCTTTGTAAATAAGACCGTTATGATGGACGAACTCTACGCCGTCATGGACCAAGTGATGATCTTGTACATTCTCTATCTCCACCCATCCCTGATCGGTTAGGACCATTGTACCACGGCTTATACAGTTTTCAACCACTTTACCTCCGTGTGTGTACACCTTCCCTTTCTTCAGCCAATACGACCAGCCCCGTTCCTCTATGACAGGTGTATTATACAATAACCGAGTACCACCCGGCAAGTGAAGTGCCCAGTTTTTCCCTTCCCATCCGTAACGTAGTCCGCCAAACACCCCGTCGTCTGGGTAGGAAAACCGCTCCCACAGGGCTTTTGTCATAGGATGATCGTCGCGGTACTTCTTCACAAGGAACTGGCAGGTGGCGTAGTGCCAGAACAGCGCCGGGGTTTCTTCTACCGCTCGGGTCAGGGCTTGACCTCGGTCCTCTGGGATTTTGCTCAAGTACCACTCAAAGAAGTCCGCGAACTCGGACCCCGACACGCCCATTTCCAAGGCGTCCTGTTCACTGAACGTCACGCGGGTCTTGCCACCGGATAGCACTCCAAGGCGCAAAATACTCTCCAGAACTACCCATCCTGCCTGATAGCCCAGTCCAAGAATCAAACACTTCGCCGCGAACCGACGGCGCTTGAACTCCTTATCGTCCTTGTCCATCCGTGCGGTGCCCGGCCACACTTTCTCGGCCATGTCCACGTACACGTCATGTCCGGCCCGAAACACCTTGAGGGTATCTTCCTCCTTCGCCAACCATGCTAACACCCGCGCCTCGATACTACTGTAATCGCAGACCACCAACTTATGTCCCTCGGGAGGCACGAGACAGGCCCGGATTGAACCCTCACGCGGAAGGTTTTGCAGGTTGAGGGAGTTAGCCCCGGACCAGCGCAGCGTTTGCTGCGCCCCAGCGAAGTTCAGATGCACCTGGATTGGCGCTATGGGGCCGTCCGTAAGGGCCAGACGCTGTAATCTGGCCGTGCGGGTGCGTTTCAGGGAGGACGACAGATTCAGGCGAAGATCAATCAACTCCGCTACGATGGTGCCGTCGTATTCCTCCCTGAGCTTCGTAAAGGCTTCGTCGTTCTTGGCTATTGCCGGAATCTGTTCGCCGGTGCTCGGGGACTTTTTCGTTGGCACTTCCACACCCAGCCGGGTCAATAGCTCGGTGAACTTCGCGCGAGACTTGACCTGCTTCTCTAATTCCTTCAGGGACAGCCCTAACTGCTTCGCCGCGTCGGTGACGGCCAGTTGCTCTTGCTGGCGCTCGTTGATTTCCTCCACCCGCAGTTTCTCCCGGTCCACGCAGAGGGGGATTTTTGGTGCCAAGAGGCGAAGGGTAGCGTCGATGGCCCGTAGCTCCTGTTTTAGGTCGATCCCGGCAGCCACCGTCTCTTGTAGCAAAGCGTGAAGTAACTTCTCCGTGATGGCAACGTCGTTCAGGGCATAGTCCACGAGCTTGGTCTTGATCTCCGATGGCAGTTCCCTCAGCCCATACGTCAACTTCAAATCCTCCCCCTTCTCTCCGGTGAGTGTAGATAACGACAGGTCGGGCTCGGTGTATCCACGAGTAAGCGCCGCGAGCGCCTTGGTGCAGACCAGCCGGGCAGGGAGGGGGAGTTTGTAGTAGCGCGTCCAGATCGTAAGGTCAAACGGCGCGTTGTGGGCCACGAAGGTGTCTTGTAGGTGCGACTTAACGTACTCAGGGAACTGATCGGGCTCCAACCAGAACGGGGGACGGCCTTCTTCCTTGATCGCGCAGCCGTGGACTTTGAACAAAGGGTGATCCACGTAATCCGTGTAGGACAGCGTGGTTAGGGAGTATTTTGGTCCGAAGTACGACTCCATATCAAATATAATAATCAAAACACACCCCCCAGCGCCAAAAGAGCTACGATAATAAAAACAAACCAAACTCCGTACTTCAATGCGTTAGCCTGATTTTTCAATCTGGAGATTTCTTCTGCTGTGTTCATTCTTCATCCGTTTCATCCAACCACAACGGGCAATTATTCAATGGAATGAGAGAACCTATTCCATCATTCCTTCGGCGCATAGTTTCCCAAAATTTCCCTGATTTATCTGAGAACCAACAGGCCTCATGTGTACCAAATCTCTGTGCGGTGTAAAACAGGCACACTTCGCCGGTATCAAAGTTCTTCGCGCAGGTAGGTTTACCATCCTTATCCCTATAACGTACTACTTCTATGTACGCAACTTCTTTAGTGATTTCTTCTTCAACGCTCATTTCTTCCTAGCCTTCAGCATGGCATCCGACATGAGATAACAAAACTCCGCTATGTTCCGCATGTGCTCTGGTTTTATGTTCGCGTCGTCAGGAAAGCTCGCGAGATAGCCACTTAGCGTCGCCATAGCAAACTCGTCACGCAGGGTCTTTACGGGGGCAATCGTTCCGTCCGGCAGGATTTGCATGGGTTCTTCTGATTCATCCACTACACAGGATTTTGGAAACCATGCACGTGTGCCATCTGAGAACCTACAAAGTACGCCGCCCATGCCGTCATCATCTTCAACTACGCATTCCTTTCCAACCCACCGGAGTTCTAGATTCCTTGCAGTAAATCCTACCTTCTCAAACTCTTTCCGTATAAACTCCACATCATCCTTGATCTTCATTTCTCACTTCCCATTACCCACCGCAGCAACCGTCGCCAAGGACTGTTCTCTCTTCGCCAAGTGCGGATTTTTGCACGGATATATTCCGCCATGTCGCCGCACCCGCCGCAGGTAGGGCAAGCCGTACATGCTCTCCGAGGATTCAAGCCTGTCCCCCGGCAATCTGGGCATTTCGTTTTCATTTCTCTCTCCACGTCTTGATCCGATGCTCCGCTTCCTGTCGCACGTACTTCTCGAACACCGGGCGAATAATATCGTCCAGCGTTTTTTTCACGTCTCCGCCATGCGCCAGCATCTCCACCACACCATCAAGGATCATCACTACTTCGTCGTCCCGCATGATACTGGTCATCTCGGAGAGCGTCGTGTCCTCCTGCCAGATTTGCTCCATCTTGGACTCTACTTTATCCGCTGCGGCCTTCTCCGCCGCATCCTCAGCCGCCCACATTTTCTGCATATCCCTCTCCATCACTTCCGCGTAATCCATGACACACCTCCTGTTTGAAAGATGATTGTATTATACACCTTTGGTGTGGGATGTCAAGCCTCTCCAATCACCTCGCCGTCGAGGAGGGTCTGTGTTAAAGGTTTAGGGGTTTCTTTTATGACGGATTTTCCTAGTATAACTTCTCCACATAGCTCAGTATTTCCAAATACAACCGAGTCATCGAGGATTGTAGCGCCACCATATGCAATAGTGTTTCCGAAAACCTTAGCGTTTCCTCCTACATACACATCAGAATCAAATTCAGCTCTTCCAAAAACCTTAGCGTTTCCGAATATATAGCCAGAAACTTTGGCCTCTCCGAAAATCATAGCATTATCAACTATTAGCGAGCCTCCCATTACTATAGCCCTACCCATGATCTTTACATTCCCGCGAACTTCCGCGCCACTACAAATTTCCGCGTATGGTCCTACATACACGCTATCCTCGACAAAGGCTTCATCACTCACCCATCCTCCGCCGTTAGGATGCTTGTGGGCAGGTATTGGCCCGTCATTTTCGTAGTCCTCTATTCTCCCTTTACAAAATACGTGCGTCTCCATTTTACTTCTCCTTTTCAGATCGTCTCCAGCCGGTACAGATACTCGTCAATCAACCACTCCATGTACGGCACCGTCACCCACACCGGGGTCCACAGAGTTCTAGGCAGGTAGAACTGCGCTATGGCGTTCCCTCGTCTAGTCCGCCTGTCTGGGATGTCTTTGGGGCGTGGTATGGCACGCTCTCTGCGGGATAAGAGGCCGTTGATGTGACGCAGGAAGGTGAGGGGCACGGGTGGTGCTACGGGGCGGTTCTGAATGTGGGGGGTGTAGTCCCCTGTCCGTGCGTCCAGTACGTAGTGCGTAGGCATCCTCTTGGTCTGGTGTATCCAGAACACCAGCCGTTTTATCCCGTCCGTGTTCTCCTCTTTCAATCTGGGACCGTAGTACGCTGGGTTCGGATACACAGGCACCGGGTCGGTCAACACTCTAGGCCGCACGAAGGGGGGGCGCTTCTCCCAGAAGTCGTGGATGAACAAAGGCTGACCGGGAAACGTCCAATCTCCGTCGTCTATGTCCCCCAGTAGGTACATATCTGGGTAGGGATTTGTCATCGTCGGGTCGTACACCAGCATCGCAGGGACGGTGTAAGCGAACTTCTCTATGCTGGGTAAGTCAGCCAAGCCATGCAGCAAAAGCTCCGGGGTTTTCTCTGCTACTTGGGGGTTTTTCACGAACGCTCTGGCGTTCGCCGCAGAATACAGAGGGCTTACATCCTTCCCGCCGGGTTTCCCCTTCCTGCCTGAGTAGTCCCACAACACGTGGGAGTAAAACCTGCCTTCCACCCCTTTCACCCGGCCTATGCGCTCCTCAAAGTCCACGTCGTCCCGGATGATTTGCTTCGCCAGATTAACCTCGTTTTTCACTCCCTCACTCTGGCTCTTGATTTTCTCCAAAAAGGGCTTTCTCAACTCCCGCTGAATCTTGGTGACAGTAGTCATGAACCACTTCCCGAAGGGAGAACGAATGAACACGTACTCCTTGCCGCTGTATTCAAGCACAAACGCTGCGTCTCGTGGGTCTAACCAGTCGTGAGCGACGGAATACACCCACCATTCCGGGAACTTGAAAGTAAGCTGGTTATCTGTGCAGCTTCGGAAATACTCCTCTCCGCGCCCGATCTCCCGCATGTGCCTCTCCACCCAAAATTTGTATTCCCGCTCCGGAACGTTTTTTATACTGGCAGGGAATGGGCCTAGCTTCTGAAACAGGACGATTCTTTCGTCCTCCGTCAACCCCTTTATCCTACGAAAAAACTCAAAATCTTTCACGGCACAAGTCAGGTCGTTCCCCCTCTTTTCCGCAGCGCCATGTGTAGACCAATGAGAGGTAGCGCCAAGAAAGGCATTTTTGTCATCCTTGTAAATCCATTTATGCCCATACATACTTATCACTCCGCACTTCTCAAAATAGCCCCTACAATGACCATCGTTTTTTTACCTTCGATCAATTTTCTTTTCTTCTCCAGCCCCGCTTTTCCCGCCCATTCATCTAACTTGATTCCGAAGTTCGTCTCATTCACTTGGGGACGGTCTCGAAAGGCTACAGGTAAGGTGTTGCGAAAAACCTGAAAAGCCTCCGAAGTGGAGAAACAATCTTTCAAATCGCCAGTCTTTTTTAGATTCTCCTTGAAGAAAAGAAGAACTTTCTCATTATACGTAGCCAAAAACTTTATATTTTCCGAAGCATCCGTGTCTGTTCCCACTTCGGCCTCTTTGGTTGGGCGTACCGTCTCGTAAAACGTCCGCCATTCTCCGTTTACTCTTGTCCTCCTGGACGCTTTCGGCATGAAGGGGGCCAGTCTTTTCATTAAACCCATACCGATGTTCGCCACCCTACTCTGATCCCCTTCTTTATTCCGCGCAGCCCATTGTTTGTACATCTCCAACATGGTGTTTGTAGTTATAACGTCCTTTGGGTTTCCTGTGACTTCGATGCACTCCTCTACGAACCGGCGATATGGATTGTTCTTGCTGAAACTCTCTTTTGTATCTTCCAGTACGGTTGGCCCCCACCCAGTCTTTTTGTTAGGGTGCTTTGCATGGACCAACCATTTTAAAATGGATGGGCCTTCTTTTTCATAGTACATTCTTGCTAGATCGTCGGTCTCTTTCTTCTTTTCTTCTTCCGTTTGTTCCCCTTCTACCGTGAACTTATGCTCAAATGGGAAAAAAACCAAACGCCTATCCATTGCATGTCCACCCTTTATGGTAGGTATCTCATTCGTTTCAATTACCAAGGTGGCAGTATTTTGAATCGTTATGCTTTCTTCATCAAAAAGAGTCCGAAAAATAAATGAATCTTTCGATCCATATAGTTTTTTCAACATGGCTTCGTCCAGTTCCATGTTAGCTACGGTTTCTTGTATCCGAACCATTCTCTTTCCGATTAAAGGGATAAGTTCCGGTTTCGGGGCGGAACTTGGTGCTTCATTCTTATTCGTTGCTATGAAGTTATGTTCCTGCAACGTTGCGAAGGATAGAGATTTTGTAAAGCAATTTGCTGTTCCCATTTCAAATAAATTCATAATGGTACTGACCAGCACAGACTTCCCATTCCCTCCCTCCCCATGAAGAATAGCAGCCATTCCGGGAGGGGTTCCCCACAATACACTTGCAAAAAAATCCCGTAAATCCTCAATCATGTCCTGCCGCCCTAAACACGCCGTATTCAAAAATTCTAAAAATTCCACTGGTTCTGGTGCGTCCTCATAATATGGTGTCGGCATGAAAAGGCTGAACTTCATCGCCATTTTTTCCGAATGAGAAAAGTTCACTAGCTTTTTCTTCCGTAAATCCAGAAACCCGTTAGCTACTGGTAAAATATGACCGTACTTCACAGTGTTGAAGTCTGATTTTTGCGCCAACAACATAGGGATTGGATTTTCCTCTATCGTTTCTTGTTGGGTAAAGGCTAGTCTGCGAACAGAAGAATGGAAAGATGTACTAGAAAGGATTTTTATTTCTTTCTCGTCTTTCTCTTTTTCTTTCAAGTAATGATACAACTCAGTACAGATATGCTCTGCGAAAGGTACTGATTTATAAGAAAAAAATATGCCAGTTCTTGGTTCATACCTCCATTCCCTAGCTATATCGCTGCCTTTTCCTTCTAACCATACAAAACCTTTTGCCTCTTTAGCGACCCATTCCCCTACTGTAATCGGGTTCAAAACCTCATTAAAATCGTTACGAAAGGGGAAAGGCCATTTTTTGGAGTAATCCCATGTAAGATCAGCCAAATCGATAGACGGAGTTCCCTTTACCAAAATTTTTCTCCACCCATTATCCAATGCCTTTCTGAACAGCACGCCCGGATGGATCGCCTCAAAGCCTTTGAAGCCATACTCGTTCCCACCTGCTTTCACGTCCTCCCAATGTGCCCGGTACTCTTGCTCTGGCGTGGACTCATAGCCTTTGGCCTGCCGCGCCATGGAGGTGAACAGGTCGAACGCCCGCCCCGGCAATGGACCTTCCGTGTCCGAAGATAGGTTGTCGATTTCCTCCTCGTAGGTGGCTAGGCAGTTGAGCAGGATGGCGTAGTTGACGCGATCCTCAAGGCCCATATAAGGGGCCGCGTCCTGCATGTCCTCCAGAGTCTGTAGTGTCCACTTCGGCTCGCCCTGTTCCTTCAGGCATTTCGCTGAGACGGCCATGAGCTTTTTGTACTGCTTAGGGTCCATGTTGGCCGGAAGGGAAGATAAAGGGTTAGGGGATGCGGTTTTGGAGGATTGGTAGACGGGGAGCCGGATCGTGGGGTTGATGGGCAGCACGTTGTCTGTTTTGGCCTTCGTGGGTGTAGATGCAGGTGCTGGGGCGTTAGCCAGGATGGTGTCCGGGTCGAGGAACGTGGCAGTCTGAGGGTCCGAATGGAAAATGGCGTACTGGTACAGGTCAGCGGACTCTGGAGGGCAGGCGGGGAGGAAGAATAGGCGGGCTACGTCGAAAGAGGACGGGTCGATGGCGTAGTAAGGGATGGAGAGGATGGATGCCACCGCATGACCGAGGTCTCGCAGCTTTTTCTGTTCGCTCTTGTGGATCAGGTGGTCGGGGGAAAGCGGCAGGAAAATGCGAAAATGGGGGTGGTCTGGGCTGTGGCTCCACGTGGTGTAGAGGACGGCTGCTTGGCGGTACAGAGGGTTCTGGGGGTCTTGTGTGGCTCGTTGGAGGGCTTGCTGGGCTTGCTCAAAGGTTAGGTAAGGAGGGGTTTTATTATCCACGTCCAGCGTCAGAAGCGTAGCATGAGATACGTTTTCCTTCTCTCGTTCTTTTGTTTTGCCCTCCTCGAAAGTCCACGGGAGAACCCACGGGGAGGCGTCCTTCTTCCTAGGGAAAGTCAAGGCTTTTGGTAGGAACAGGTGGGTGAAGTCTGACCAAGAGGAGGATTTCTCGATGGTGTCTTTGCTGTATGCAGCCTTTCCTAGCCCATACTGGATGGTCGAGGAGGTGTGTGAGGGAAAAGGGGTGGTGTGGAAGGCCATGATGGGCTCCTGAGTATGGGTTACAGATGTTTTTGGCTGCTCTATGCGGGGGTTCAGGCAGAAATTCTTTCCCGTTCACTTCGGGTTTTCAGGTGGGAGATTACATCCTGTGGATCATAACGGAAAGACCTGCGCTGCTTCCCCAAGGTCACTTCCACGAAGGGCACGTCCCCGTTATGGGTCATTCTATGCAGGTGCGCCGGGCTCACTCCGAGGATACTTGCCATCTCTCTCAGGTCCAGCAGAGGCTTCAAAACTTCTTTTTCCATCACGACCTCCTACAATACAATCAGTTAGAGTAGAACTTCATCATCTATGGTTGAACTATAGGCTTCCTGAAATGGGATGTCAACGGGTCAGTCTGGGTGCGAAAGGGTGAAAACAGGGGGAAGTGGACAGGGTATGTGCACCATTGAATCATGGATAATTATTTGATTTATTTATATATTTTGTATTTTGAGAGGTCTTGGAGGGTGATAATCTGTTCATACATGGAGGGCGTAAGTTATTGAAAAGTAAAGTGAAAATGGTGAAAGGACAGGGTATGTGCAGGGAAAAACGGTGGACGTTTTCTTGTAAGTCGTTGAAAAATATAGGGTGAGGGGCGGACAGGGGGGTGGACATGGTTTTTTAACGCAACAGGTGAATTTTTCCGCGTACTTGGATGTTTTTATGAGTTTTTCTTAAAAAAACTGGACATACCGGACATAGTTGTGCAACAAGAATCTTATTTATATCTAAGAAAAATAAAACAAATGCCTATGGAAGTGTAAACTTGACATGAAAAAAATCCTAGTGTATATACGCGCACGCACGCACGCACGCGCGCACACACGCATATACCCCCCCCCTGTCCCTGCACAAACCCTGTCCACCCTGTCCATTTTCAATGAAATCATAGGCTTATAGTAGACAGGGTTTTTGTTAATATCGCCATAAGTATTTTGTATTCTTAATGAAATCAAACGGTTGCCCTATAAACCCGGCGTTTTATGCTGATATACCCTGTCCATCTTTTTATAACTATTTGAATTTGTTTGTTTTTCCAAAGATTCTGTTTTCCTTTGCAGCCGCGTAAAATTTTGTAACCTATTGATTTCTTTGTTTTTTGCACCGTTTTTTCCCTGCACATACCCTGTCCACTTTTCTCGCCCATAACCCTGTCCACAACCCTGTCCACGCATACCCCCCTCCCAAAAAGCCCTCCGGGGGGTCATTTTGAAAATCGCGCCCATAGCACCTCTTGTCCTCCCTGTCGCCAGCGCCCATCCTTGCCATCCGCGCCTTACGCCTCCGCCCTATCCCTTGACATCCCCGTTAAGGCCCTTTCCTTGGTTTCTGAGCCATCTTCTGGGGGTAGGTGGTAGGGGTAGTAGCAGGAAATGGTTTTGGACGGCTTGTAGGGCACGTATGGGGCCTTAACGAAGGTGTTATGTGGGTAGGTGAGGGCAGGATGCGAGGAGGCGGCGGTTTTTGGCGGCTTATACCGTCCCTGTACGGGTGATGGGGATGGAAGTTGGGGCTACGGGCCATTACTCTTCGTAAGTTGGTTACTTTTCGTAACCTTTGAGATTTTGCCCTCTGAGCGATTTTGCACCCCTTGCGCTACCCCTACACTATCCCCGCCCCTTGCGTCGATCCTGCGCCATTCCAGGCTCCTTTCTGGAGATGTTTACTCGATACCTAGAAAACAAAAAAGGCCGGGGGGAGGATTCCCGGCCTTGCGTTGCCCTTATGGGCGGTGCGATGCCTTTGCTAACTTGGCGCCTTGGCCACTCTATAGCAGCGCATAAAAAATAAATATCATCATAAAAATTTTAGATGGCAGTAAATAATAAAAAGCCAGCGACTCTATCGAGTGCTGGCGGTGCCGTGCCCTTATGGGCTTTGCTTTGCCTGTTTAGTCCCTCATGCCCATAATGATGGCGTGTCTATCTTCAGGCAAATCCAAGCAAAGAACCCCGCGTGTTATGTACCCTTTTAATGCATCCTCTCCGTTCAATGCCTCTAATACATACTGCCTGTTAAATTTGCGGCCTTCGATTACCAGGCAATGCGTTTTGTAATGCTCTGTAGCGTGTAAGTTTGAGAGGGCACAATTTACTTTTTTGCTATCTTCATCCTTTGGCGGAATTACCCGGCGCCAATCGGGAAAACGCATAATTTCCCCGTTTACCTTGTCGCCCGTTATGGGGTGATAATACCCGCCTTTCCTTCCGTCTGTGGGTATATAGTGCAGTCTGTGCCCGTCTGTGCCTATGATGAATTTTTCGTCACAATAGACAAATTGGCAGAATTGGCGCGCATCCTTTGCATTCGTTGCCTTTGCCACCCATCCAAAAGATGTCACTGCACGTTTTGGCATTGGTGGCATAAAATAAGAGTATAGCATAGCCATCTGTTCTTTCAGCTCTGGAAAATTCCAGTAAATATCTTTTATAATGCTTTGCGCGTCATATTTCTTTACTTTCTTGTATTGTAACGCGCGGTCGATAATCCCTTCAATTTCTTTACTCATTTTGTCTCTCCTGTTTCGATTCCCAAAAATTTAGCTATTTTCGCTAATTGATCCTCGCTTGCATATTTGTGGAGATAGTCCACAATCCGGCGAATCAATTTCTTTTTGTTATCCATTGCGCGCCTCCGCAAGTTCTTTGCGCATCCATTCCAGCGCCTTATTGACTAGCGCGTCATTATAGGGCGAAGGTTTGAAATAATATAATGCTCCCTCCTCACTGATAAATTCGTCACACTCTATCAAAAAATCATGCGCTAATTTCTGCACAGTACTTCGCAACTCAGTAGGGCAATCCTCTAATTCTTCCATGCTTTCCCATGCCGTCACTAATGCTTGCATAGGCGAATTAGATAAAATGAAAACATCCCCGGATTCGCCTAGCCAAATGAACTGATCTTCGCGCTCATAGAATATGACATTGTTCCATATGTCCCAGTAATCCTCATGCTCAGGACCAGCAAGCAAGATGTTCTTTTCTTCGGCATCGTCTAGCCATGCTGGGAACTGTTCCGCAAAAATTTGCGGGGTATAGATACCATGGGCACTATCTACTACGCATTTAAAATGCTTGATTTCCATGTTTTCACCCCCTCAATTTCTTACGATTAGACAATCGTCAAATCCCAACGCTTGCGCGATGGCCTCAAGCACTTCTCTAATCGCGCTATCCCCAATGCCATATATATCCTTGTCTAGCGTAATTCCTGCGGATCGGATCGCCTCCGCAATGGCCGCGCTTTGCTTGTGGTATCCATACCCTCCAGCTTTCCCAGTGCCACTAGTGTGATGGTCCGTGCTGTGTACCCATATCGAGGCGTAAACAGTTGACGCGCTGGCACTTCGCCCCATATAACAACGTACTGTAATGATGTTTTTTAAGCCATCATCGCTATTTACTATGACATTCCAAGAGCTAATAAGCTCTTTTTTGTCGCCGTAGTTTTTGCCATTTTCGTGTTTACTTCCGATAGTTGCTTTCATGTTGTTTGCTCCTCTCAGTGAAGGTAGGATTCTGGGACAGCGTACACTACGCTCAATTCTGGCACGATTCGCAATGCAAAGTCTTGACGCGCCAGAATGTCGGAGATAAACTCCGTATCGTTCGCCGTGATCTGGTCCATATCGAGGATTGTACCCGCTAGTAATTCGCTTGCCACTTCGTATATCTCTTGAGTCTTAAGCATTGCCTTTACTCCTCTGTTAGCTTGCTTGGTAGCTTTGGTACTTCTTAACTTCTGATGATTTGATTGCGCGAGCAGAAAGATTGTGGCTGGCGGATACATAATCATCGCGCTCTTTCTTTGATCTGAAAGCTAATACGTACCAAGTGTTCGCAAATCCAACGCTGGTTTCGCTACCGTAGTAGTTGTCCGCTGCGTAGTAGTGCCTCATTGCCTTTACCCCTCTTGCTAGGCTTGGGCGCCATTGCCCTTGCTCTATGGTTAGAAGTATAGGGCAGATGTATTGCACAGGCAAGAGGCTTTTGTACATAAATTTTATATGTAGGCATTTATATTTTATATGGGTTGGCAGCATTGAGGGCAGCATTGAGGGCAGTATCGAGGGCAGTATCGAGGGCAGTATCGAGGGCAGCGCGGTGCGGGCTTTACTATATAGCGGGCACTGTCCGCCTTCCGCCTAGTATCTAATGCCGTCGGTGTATTATTTGTTATTATATATTATTGATTGTATTTTATTATTTTGTAAGGTTTAATTATTATGTACGTTGATTATTGTTTATGTTATATATTTATATTGATTCTAGGTATGGATTAGAGGTGGGCTTATTTCTTGTCAAAGACCCTACCCCCGCGCTGCACCATTCCGACCGCGCAATATCTATGACCTTCATTGTATAATACACTTACCTTTTACACTCGTAGCCGTTGATGCTCGCGGCACTTTAGGTTCTTGACTTCTTAATATCTTTCACACCTACCCCCGGCCTTCCAAAACCCTATCCACCCTCAGAAAATCCCCAAAAATTTTTCCACACTTCACTGTACAACACATTTACCAAATAAACCTACTGCACACCACTATACACCCTCTTGACAACCCTCCCCCTCCCTTCCTACACTCCCTTGCATGAATGCACAACCGGATTTCAACACGCTCAAACTCATGGCTCGTAAGAGCTTAGGGGCGTATGCGTCCATGCTGCATCCGGACTGGGCTCCAAACTGGCATCACCGGGTTATTGCAAACGTCATGGAGCGTGTGGCCTCGGGCGATCCCGAGTATCGGAAAGTGTGCATCCAAATGCCCCCTCGGATGGGCAAGAGTGAGTTGGTGTCCAAAATCTTCCCCGGCTGGTATTTGGCACAACATCCCTACCATACCGTCATCAACGCCTCCTATGGTGCGGAACTGGCTGACGAGATGGGCCGCAAGGCCAGAGAGTATGCTTCATCCGAGATGTTCAAGACCCTGTTCGACGTAGAAGTGTCCAAGCTCACTAATGCAATCACCAAATGGGACTTGACCAACCATGGCCGATACTTCTCCACGTCCGTGGGTTCAGCACTCACTGGCATGGGTGCAAACGTACTTGCCATCGACGATCCTCATAAGAACCTCGAAGATGCAATGAGCCAAACGGTGAAGGACAAAATCTGGGATTGGTTCGTATCCACGGCATATACCCGATTGGAGAAAGGGGGCGCCATAATGATTATCGCTACTCGATGGGCGACAGATGACCTCATAGGTCGCGTCTTAGCCTCCGACAGCGGATGGAAAAACATCACTTTCCCCATGATCGCCACGCGGGACGAGAAGTATCGGAAAAAGGGGGAACCTTTGTGGCCGGAGAAGTTCGACCTGCAAAAGTGTGAGGAAATCAAGAACACCGTAGGGCGGCAGGTGTGGTCCGCACTGTATCAACAGTCCCCAGTTCCCGAGGGCGGCGCGATCTTCAAAGAGGAATATTTCCGATACTACGACCCGCAGGAACTGGACTCCATTTACTTCTCGGCCATCTATCAGTCGTGGGACACCGGCGTGTCCAAGAAAAGCACTTCGGCTCGGTCCTCCTGTACCACGTGGGGGGTAGTGCATAATGACTCCCTTCCCGGAGGTTCTGCTTTCTATTTGTTGGACGTGTACGCACACCAGTTGAACTTCCCGGAACTTCGGGCCAAAGCTAAGGAGCTTATCCAAGCCTACGACCCGGACATCGTGTGGGTGGAGGAAGAACAGACGGGCCGTCCCCTCATCGATGAACTCCGCATGTCCGTGGGGACCAAGTTGGTGCCGGTACGCCCGAAAGGGCAGAAGGACGCTCGAGCCAAGGCCATCTCCGGGATTTTCGAGTCGGGTCGGGTGTTTTTCCCCTTACACGCCACGTGGCTGGCTGACTACAAAGAGGAGCTTTTGTCCTTTCCTTTCGGGGCGTACATGGACAACGTGGACTCCACGACCCAAGCTCTGAGGCAGATGGTCAAGCAGGAGTACAGCGCCGGGCGCAGGAAGATGAACCAGAACGTCCCGGAGTGGATGGTAAAACCGAAAGTTCCCAGTGTGTTTTGGAGATGACCTATGCGAAACAAGATCGACAATTTCAAACTCATCAAGAAACCGAAGCGACCGGAACGGCCAGATCGTCCGTCGGACAAAGTGATCGACCCGAAGAAGCGGATGAAGCGCCCGCATAAGCACAAATAGCACAGGAGCACCCCCCATGTCCTTGCCAGCCAATCGGAAAGTTCATGAGATTGCCCAAAGAAGGGAAAGCCCCCGCTTTGCCCCCGGAGACGAACTGGACCCTTTTGCCGGGCTGACCGACCGCGAGCAAGTGTTCGTGGAGGAATACATTCGCAAGGGGGACGCTTCAATGGCTGCACTTCGGGCTGGATACACGCAACAACAATCTTTGGGCGCGTATCTTATTCTGGAGCAACCAAAGATTCGCCGGGCCGTGCGGGTGCTGCGGGCGACACAGAGAGAGTCCTTCCGGCAGATCAGAAGTCTCGCGGCACGTGGCGCACTCGAAGTATCCATTGAGATGCTACAGAATGAAGATACTCCGGCGCAGGTACGGGCGGCGCTGGCGAGCAAGCTGATCTCCGAGGCAGACATCCCCGCCCCGCAGGACTCTCAGGACGATTTTAGTAACGACGCCGTGCTGGAGCACATGTCGTCCAAGAAGGCGGAACTGGCACTGCAAGAGTACGTGAAGGGAATAAACACCGTCGTGGAGGAAAACTCCACGGCCAGTCACACCACCACAGAGGATAAGTAAATGTTCACGACCTTGATGAATAAAATGGGTTGGCCGTACTGGGCGACGCCTAGGTACAAAAAACTGGTGGCGCTGACCAAGATGGTGGACGGGACGTTTTACGACCATCTCCCCCACGACTTCTACACCGAGGAAGATCACGCAGGAAATTACATCCCTCTGGTGGAGCGTCGGCCTTCGGCACAGTCCATGATGGCGTTCGAGGTGGTGTCGGGGCTTTCGCGGAAGTTGTTTGCTGGTCGCCACGTGCCCCGCGTCACCCACGATAACCCGGCGTTTTTGCAGTGGGCCATGAAGATCATCGCCACAAGTGCCCTCTACGAGAAGTTCCAGCAAGCCATGCTTTGGGGGTCGGTGGGGTCCGTGGCTATGACCTTTACGCTGATTGACGGGGAGCTTCGAGTGAACGTCTGGCGTCCCTATCAGTGCGTCCCGGCCTTTGATCGCATGGGGGATTTGGCCTCTCTCCGGGTGCAATACGTGACCAAGGGGTCGGTGCTGGTCCGCAGTGGGTTTACGCACGACTGCAAAGGAGACTTGTTGGACCCTACGCTGAACTATTGGTTCATCAAGGAGTGGACGGCGGACGAAGAACATACCTTTTACCCGCTGCCCGAGGCCGAATATTCCCCGACGGGTGAAGATGAATACATGCTGGTGGTGGTGCCGGAGAAGGTGTTTACGCACGGGCTGGGTTTGGTGCCTGCGATATGGATACGGAACTTGCCGGGCGGGGAGGGGATCGACGGTATTTCTACGTTCGGCATCGCGGCGAACAACATCATCGAGATCGACTACACCATGTCCCAGCTAGGCCGGGGAATCCGGTACAGTGCGGCCCCTCAGTTGGTGATTATCGGGGACATGGATGAGTCGGACGGCATGAACTACCGGCGCGGGCCGGTGGGGGTGCTCAAGCTCAAGTCCTCTTACGGGGACGAAACGCAGAAATTGGGAGGGTCGGACGCGAAACTCTTGGAGATGGTGGGCAACGGCACTCAGGTGGGTTTGAACTACGTGGATACCCTCCGCAAGGCAACACTCAACGCCATATCCGCCAGTGCTAGAACCGCGCAGACCCACACGGGTGCTTTAAGTGGTCGCTCGATGGAGTTGATGGACGACAGCTTTTATGACTTGGTGAACGCCATGCGGTCTACCTACGGGGACGGGGGGTTTGTACCCTTCTTGAGCAAGATCGTAGCCGCGTATGCACGAACCGGCTCACTTCCCCCGGAGATTGCAGGTATGAGCGAAGAAGAACTGACTTCGTTTGGGATTCGCTGGCCGAAGGTATTTACGTCCACGCCACAGGACGAAATGAGCATGGTGGAGTCCCTGACCATGGCGACGCAGAACGGGCTGTTGGACATAAAAGTGGCAAAAGAATACCTGTTTGCTCAGATGGATTTGGAGGATTACCGGGTGGAGAGCCCACCACAAACGGGCAGCGACGCCGTGCCGACGGCACCGAAAGAGGGAACGGTTCCCGACGACAACTCTGAGCAGTACAACGAAGGGATCAACCCAGACGAGCGCCGTCCGGGACCACAGGGACACACCCTCCCGCGCCGCGACGTGAATCAAGGCGCACGGAAAATTACGATTTAAGGACAGGACATGGCTACTCCTTCGGCACAGGACTTCTACACTACGCAGGTTGGCACACGACCTGACGGGCACCCGGTGTTTTTGGTTAACGTCCCGGAGCCACCATTTGGGTATCGAGGGTACATGATCGAGAAAAAAGGGGTGTACTTGTTGGCGTCTCAGCCGGGGGTGATTGGGTTTTTGGCGGTGTCGCACGTAGGTAGCGGAACGGTGCGGGTGTTGGACGCCATACCGACGAAAGATGGTCGGTACTTAGCCCGTCCGAAAGAGATTTTCAAGCAGAACCCCCAGACGATGTGCCTTTGGGCGTTGGAGGCCGGGTTCGAGAACGGGTTGACCGTGGAGGCCGTGGGGGGCAGCCCCGCGACGCCGGTGTTTTTGAGTGTGAGTTGGAACCAAACGAAGGAGGGTGCTTATGGCGCGGCCTAAGAAGATCGTAACACCAGACGTACAGATGCCTGAGCCGACAGTAGTTGCCGCGCCGGAGCCACAACACATTATGACCAGAGGAGACGGACTGTCCGTGTATCGCATCACCCTCCCTGACGCTCGGATGGGGGCGAAAGTCTATCTCATAGAACGGAAAGGGGTGTACGTGCTGGAGGAAGAACCGGGGATTTTGCGGAGTCTTGCTTGTACGTACGTAGGCTCCGGGTCTTTGATCGTGAGAGATGGCGTTCCTTCAGCCAACGGGTATTTCGACGCAGACAAGTTCGATCCGTACTCCCAAGAATACGCCATGGCGAATGGGCGAAAAGTGTACGCAGCCTCCCCGGTGTGTATCGGCTTTTGGGGACTGGACTGTGCGTTAGTGCACGGGTTGACTGTGGAGGCAGCCGGTGGAATCAAGGATGGGACGGTGCTGGTGACGGTGTGCTGGCTGAAACAGAAGGCCCCACGCCCGGTGCAGTTGGTGACGGACTAAATCATGATTGGCACACTGCTTGAACCCAAAGACGTTTACACCCCGGCCAGTCAGGGGTCGTTTTTCCATTGTTTCCAGCTAGTAGACTCGGGGGTGTTTCGGTTGGCGCGACGGGGGTGCATCTTTTACTCCGTGATGATCGCGGCGGGGGGTAGTTTCGGTCGGTTGTGGGTGCGGGCGGGGAACGGTAGGCCCTTATGGGGGCAACCCAGTACGTTTACGGGGAGTTTCGTGCTGAATTG